ACTTCCATCCTGCGACTACCCTCCAATCTTGGAGTAGCAGCGAGTTGGAATCTTGGAATCAAGTTGTTTCCAATGGCTAAGTTTTGGACTTTTAGTTCAGCAGATGTTGTGTTCAAACCAAACGCTCTCAAGAATCTATTTGAAGGCAGTGCCTCAGATCGACTTGCATTGGCAGAACTGCCTCCGCATTATCAAGCCTTCAGCATTGGCGATGAAGTGATTGATCAAGTTGGACTCTTTGATGAGTCTTTTTATCCAATCTACTTTGAGGACAATGACTTCGAACGCAGGGTCAGAGTCAAGAACCTTGAGGTTGCTTATGTGCATCTGGCTTCTGAACATGACAACTCATCGACTATCAACAGCGATGAAAGCCTCTATCAGCAGAACAGTAGAACCTTTACTTCAAACGGTGACTATTACAACGCAAAGAAAAGCGCAGATGATTATTCTGCTGGATCTTGGTCGCTCAAAAGGCGCAGAGAAAATAACTGGGATTATGACCCAATGAAACATCTAAAAGCATGAAGGTCGTGATCACAGGAGTTGCAGGTTTTTTAGGCTCGCACTTGGCAGATGCCTTCCTTGAGCGCGGCTGGGATGTCACAGGTATTGACAATCTTCTAGGTGGCTACTACGACAATGTTCCAAAGGAAGTTGATTTCTGGCATGTTGATCTGCTTGATCTAGATGAGATTCAGATTCCCTTCTTTGAAGCCGACTTAGTAATTCACGCAGCCTGCACAGCCTATGAAGGTTTAAGCGTGTTCAGTCCTAGTTTGATTGTGGCTAATACAGTTCAAGCCACCACGAATACTTTGACGGCGGCCATAAATGCAAAAGTCAAGAAGTTCGTCTATCTGTCATCCATGGCAAGGTATGGCGAGCACGAAGGCCGAAAGTACCAAGAAACTTTTGAGACTAAACCTCAAGATCCTTATGGGATTTCAAAAGTAGCCTCGGAGAATCTAGTTCGGAACCTATGCGATACGCATGGTCTTGAATGGGTGATTCTTGTACCTCACAACATAATCGGCCCTCGGCAAAAGTATGACGATCCTTACAGGAATGTCGCTTCTATTATGATCAACCGAATGTTGCAGGATAAGCAACCGATCATCTACGGAGATGGTTCTCAGCAGAGATGCTTCTCTTACATTGATGATGTAGTCGATCCGTTGATTGCAGCCTGTGTAAGACCAGAGGCAATCGGAGAAGTGATAAACATTGGCCCCGATGAAACCACGATGCCGATCAAAGAATTAGCAGAACGCATCGCTCATCTTTTAGGAAAGCCATTTGATCCGATCTACATGCCGGGCAGACCTCAAGAAGTTCCGATCGCTCTTTGTTCCTCAGATAAGGCAAGAGCCTTACTGGACTATCAAACCAAAGTGCCATTCCAAGAAGCCTTGATCAAACTCATCGAGTGGATCAAACAGCGAGGCACTAAAGATTTCACCTATCATCTGCCTCTAGAGATTGATTCAGAATTGACTCCTGCTACTTGGTCAAAGAGGTTGATGTGAAAAGCCTAGCCGAGATTTATGAGAACTACAAAGGCCCAGATGGGTTTGGCGATAAAGGAACTGCTCACTCATACTTACCTGTTTATCGTGATGAGATGACTCAGCGAGATGGCATTTCTTTACTTGAGATCGGTGTCTGTCAAGGTCATTCGATCAAAATGTGGATGGAATACTTTTCCAACAGCGAGATTTTAGGTCTTGACATAGATCTGACAGGCTTGATCTTTGAAGATTTACCGGTTGCAAAATGTAACGCAACAAAGGCAGAAGAACTTGATCTACTCTTGGGAGATGATGAGTTCGACTACATCATTGACGATGGCAGTCATCAGGTACAAGATCAGATTGCTTCACTAGAACTTCTCTGGCCAAGAGTTAAAGATCGAGGCAAATACTTTATTGAGGACATCAAATCGAATCCCGAACTCTTGTTGCTGCAAGCCTATGCAACATCAAGAGACTACAATTTCCGAACATACGATCTGAGAGCCACTAAAGGCAGATCAGATGACATTTTGCTAGTGATCACGAAGGAGCACTTGTGGCAATAACTAATGGCTATGCAACCTTGACTCAAGTGAAGGCAGCACTTCGTATTTCAGATGCAGTCGATGATGCTTTGTTGGAGATGGCAGTTGAATCAGCCTCTCGCTTAATAGATGGTCATTGCGGTCGCAGTTTCTATTCACAAGGCACAGCGATTAAGGTCTATGCACCTGACAATCCTTATCTTGTCCAAGTCGATGATCTATCAAGTGGCACAGTTACAGTCAAAACTTCCAGCGATGCAGACTCAAACTTTGACACGACTTGGAAAACCACAGACATTCAACTAGAGCCCCTCAATGGCAGAACCGAAGGTCAGGCTTGGCCTTACACTCGCATTCGGGCTGTTGGAGATTATCTCTGGCCATCCGATGACTATGGAGAAGCAACAGTGCAAGTGACTGGTGTGTTTGGCTGGCCCGGCGGAGTTCCAACAAATGTGACTCAAGCGTGTGTCATTCAAGCCTCTCGCATCTTCAAGCGACTTGATTCCCCACTAGGAGTTGCAGGATTTGGCGAACTAGGAGCAATCCGAGTTGGTCGCGGTCTTGATCCCGATGTAGGACAACTGGTTGATCCTTATCGAAAGATGACTGGAATAGCCTGATGCCAACATTCTCCGAATTGCGCTCTGGAATACAAACCAACTTGGCAACGATCTCAGGACTTAGAACTGCCAATCTCATCCCGGATCAAGTCAATCCTCCCATCGCAATCGTGACACCAGAATCCATAGCCTTCGATACCGCGTTCCAAAGAGGTATGGATGAATACAATTTCACAGTTTTGGTGGTCGTTCACAGGGCAGCAGAACGATCAGCACAAAGTTCGCTGGATGCCTACTGCAATCCAACTGGAAGCACAAGTATCAAGACAGCGATTGAGTCCGACCGATCCCTCGGCGGAAAGGCTCAAACACTCAGGGTCACAGACTTGAGAACCTATCAGGCTCTCAGTGTCGGTGATGTTGATTATCTAGCGGCTGAGTTCTCAGTCGTTGTCTATGCATAAGAAAGGAAACAAGCATGGCCAAGTTTGTTGCCACGAATCATGTCATCAAGATCAATGGAACAGATTTCAGCACTTCGCTGGCATCCGTTGAATTGAACTTTGAGTCTGACGATGTGGAAACCACAGCGTTTGGTTCTGATTTCAGAACTCGCGTTGGTGGACTAAAGACAGGAACGATCTCCCTGAACTTCCATCAGGATTTCGCATCAGCATCAGTGGATCAGACATTGAATCCACTACTAAACACAATCGCAACTGTTGTTGTGATCCCAGCAGGAACAGCAGTTTCTGCAACAAATCCATCCTACACAGTCACTTGCTTAGTGAACCAGTACCAGCCATTTGCTTCATCTGTCGGCGATCTTGCCACAGTATCAGTATCATGGCCGCTATCTGGCTCAGTAGTACGCGGCACAGCCTAATAACGAGAAAGAGAGCACCCTGTCATGAAAGTTAAACTACATGTCTCTTACCCAAACAAGTCGGGAGCGGATGTTGAAGCATCTGCTCCTGACTTGATTGCCTTCGAGCAAGAGTTCGACAAATCATTCACTATTTTTAGTGACATGAACTCAGTTAGATACACACACTTTGTTTGGTTGGCTTGGCATGTTCTACACAGAACAAACAAGACCAAAGAGTCTTTCAACGATTGGATTGCTTCAATCGAATCAGTAGAAGGGCTGGATAGCGATGAGATAATCCCTTTGGAGATCAGTCCTTCCACTGGCTCATAGCACATCTCTCGTTCGAGTGGAAGATTTCTCCATCGCAGGTCATAGCGGAGTCGCCTCGCATGGTTGCTACCATGCAGCGATACCTTCGGTGGAGAATCACAGAACAGAATCGACCTGACAGGAGTTAAATGACAAGCATCAGAGTTGTTGGCTTAGGCGACACACTCAAAGCGATGAAAGTCTTTTCTCCTAACGCGTTGAAGGAATACCAAAAAGAATCTAAAGAAGCAGCAGCGATTGTTGTCAAAGTTGCTAGAGCCTTGATTCCTGATGAGCCTCCAATGCGCGGCTGGCGCAAGATCCCTCCAAGAAAATCTAGAGGCACACCTCGACCACACTCCGATCCAAGGGCAAATCCTCGCGGTGGAGCAGGCTGGCCGATTTGGGATAGCAATGAGATCCGCAGAGGCATTCGGGTCGCCACAGTCAAAAAGCGTGAGCGTGGTGAGTCTTGGGGATCTTTGCTTCGTGTAGAAAACAGATCAGCAAGCGGAGCAATCTTTGAAGTAGCAGGTAGGCGCAGTCGTGGAAAAAGCGCATCTGGCGTTCAGTTCATCCGCAACTTGACTACTTTCTCAACTGCAAGCCGAGCAATTTGGCGAGCATACGATCAAAACGAGGACACAGTTACACAGTCGGTTCAACAAGCAATAGACAAAGCAATCGCTCAGTTTCAGCGAGATGTTGCCGAATCTCAAGATAGGAGTTGATGATGGCCAGAGGTGGCGCGATTGCAGTAAACATCATCACAACTTTTGATGCTGGTGACATACAAAAGGCACAAAGAGAACTTGCCAAACTTGCTAAGAGTGTTGAACAACCCGGAGATGGACTTCAAGAATTAGGTGCAAAGTTTCAAACGGCAGGTCAATCAATCAAAAGTGTTGGTGTCGGCTTAACTAAATCTGTTGGAGCAGTATCAGCCGCATTCATAGCCTTTGGTATCTCATCAGTAAAGGCAGCAGCCGAGGCCGAAGCAGGTCAAAATAGGCTTCGTCAAATCTTGCTGACAACTGGTGCTGCGAGTGAAAAACAAGTTGATCAACTAAATGCACAAGCCAAAGCACTGCAAAACATTGGCGTAGTATCTGCTGGAAATGTAACTGTTGTGCAATCTCAGTTGGCAACCTTTGATCTACAATTCGAATCAATCAAAAGATTAACGCCAGCCATTTTGGATTATCTCACTGCTGAGAGAGGTGCTGCTGTATCTGCTGACCAATTACAGGCTGGAACTAATGCCTTGGCTCAGGCTCTTCAAGGCAAGTTCAAGGCTTTGACTGCAACAGGTTTTGAATTAACCGAATTCGACAAAAAAATGATTTCAACTGGAACTGAGTCTCAAAGAGCCGCAGCGATTGTTGGAGTATTGAATACAACCTACAAAGACTTCAATGCAACTTTAAGAAATACTACCGAGGGTCGGTTGCAGGTACTTCGCAACGACTTTGAAGATCTCAGGTCACGCATCGGTGTCTCATTGCTCCCTGTCGTGGAAACTTTCACAAAGTTTCTTGCAGAAAAACTCTCCCCTGCGCTTGAAAAAATCGTTCAAAAGTTTGAAAGTTTGACTGAGAAGCAAAAACTGACTGTGGTTGCTCTAG